ATTCGCACTAACCGAAGAAGCAGTTGAAGATAATCTTTATGACAGACTCGGAGCAAGATATACCAAAGCACTAGCAAGGTCTATGGCTAATACAAAGCAAATCAAAGCTGCATCTGTATTGAACAATGCGTTCTCTACAGTAGGTGGTGATGGTAAAGTTCTTGTAGCTACAGATCACCCACTAGGCGGCGGCGGTTCACTAGCAAACAGAGCTACCACTATGGCGGATCTTAATGAAACTTCACTTGAAGACGCATTAATTAATATCTCTACATTTACGGATGATAAAGGTCTTAATATTGCTCTAAAAGGTATGAAGCTAATTATTCCACCACAATTAGTATTTGTTGCTGACAGATTATTACAAACTCCTGGTAGAGTTGGTACGTCTGACAACGACATTAATGCTATTAAGAATACTGGTATGCTACCTGATGGTTATGTTGTGAATAACTATCTGACAGATACAGATGCTTTCTTCTTGAAAACAGACTGTCCTGACGGATTTAAGTATTTTGAAAGATCTCCAATGACAACTTCATTGGAAGGTGACTTCGATACTGGCAACATGAGATATAAGGCTAGAGAGCGTTATAGCTTCGGATATTCAAACTTTAGAGCCGTTTTCGGTTCTCAAGGAGCTTAAAGGAACGAATTATTGTAGCGTTTCTTACTCAACTACAATTCTTAAGGGGAGCTTCGGCTCCCTTTTTTTTGTTGATTACTTTGTATTGTGGGTGTAAACTCAAGATAGTTTTAAATTAATTAGCTTAATGAGGATCGATTCGATTTCCATTAATACAAGTAAAGGAGTTCATAATGGCTAATCCACATTTTCAAAACTTAATATTATGGGCAGGTAATACTGTTGCTACGGAGCACAAGAAAAATCAGCCTATGTTCGCACCATATCCATCAGATCAAACATTTTATATGTATCATAATGATTTTTTTACATATAACTCTGGTGATTGGACTATAACAACTACTGAGGCTGGTACTGGTAGTGCAACTGAAGCTGTAACATCTTCAGCAGGTGGAGCTTTATTGCTCACAAATGCTGCTGGTGACAACGATTTAGACTTTTTACAATTAAAAGGTGAAGGTTTTAAATTAAGTACAAGTAAGAAAGCATACTTTTCTGCTAGATTCAAAGTTAATGATGTAGACCAATCTGACTTTGTGATGGGTTTAGGTATAACAGATACAACACCTCTTGATACTACAGACGGTGTATTCTTTATCTCAGCAGATGGTGATGCAGGGTTAGATTTCTTAGTAGAGAAAGATAACAGTGCAACAACTACAGAAGATGTAGCAACTATGGCAGATGATACTTTTATCACAACAACTTGGTTTATTGACCCAGATGCTTCAAAAGTATTTTATTCAGTAAATAACGCTGCTCCAGTTGGTGTTGCAATCACTAACTTGCCAGATGATGAAGAACTAACCGTATCATTTGGTATTCAAAATGGTGAAGCTTCAGCACAAACTATGACTATTGACTACGTAGTAGCAGCAGTTGAAAGATAAGGAGTAAACAATGGCAGATACAGTAACTTCACAAACTATCCAAGATGGTGAGAGAGTCGCAGTATTAAAGTTTACTAATGAATCTGACGGTACAGGCGAGTCTTCAGTCAAAAAAGTTGACGTATCAGCACTTACTACCAATAGTGCTGGTGAATCTTGCACAAGTGTGTCATTAGCACGTATCTACTGGGCAACTAGAGGTATGGGCGTTGATATTGAGTTTGATGCTACAACTAACGTTCTAGCTATTCCATTACCAGCAGATAGCACAGGTGATGAATACTATGACGATAGATTTAGTGGCATACCAAATAATGCAGGTTCTGGTGTAACTGGAGATATAGACTTTACTACGGTAGGTCACTCAAGTGGTGATGCTTATTCAATCATATTGGTTTTGAATAAAAATTATTAATGAATGGCAGAGTACAAAGGCAAAACCGTAACTCTTAACAGACCTAGGGCTATCCCAAAAGGTAGCCCTGGTTATGGTAAAAAACGTAAAGAAGTTTTTGTCAAAGGTTGTAGTAGCGAAAGCTCTAGAGTCAAACGTATAACCTTTGGTGATGCCAAACTTGGCATGCATAAAAACAACAAAGCAAGAAAAAAATCATATTGTGCTCGTAGTGGTGGCATGAGCGGTACTACAGATAGATGTAGTGCAAACTATTGGGCAAGAAAAGACTGGGATTGCTAAGTGTATCCTGTCTATAATAAATTTTACTACAAACCTTTACCTGACTGTATCGAAGTGCAACAAAGTCCTATTGAAGGATTTGGATTGTTTGCAATACAAGATATAAAAAAAGATTTTGATATAGGTATGTCACATATTAAAGTTCCAATCATTCAGGGGTACATAAGAACCTCAATAGGTGGGTTTTTAAATCATTCAGAAGATTGTAATTGTTATTTAAGTGAAGAATTAGATTGGGATGACTATAGAGTTTATAACGTAATAACATCAAAAAAAATTAGTGTTGGCGAAGAGCTTACGCTAAACTATCATTTGGACGGTTTAAATTATGGCTAAAGAAAAAATAAAAAAAGTAATAAAAGGGTTAAAAAAAGCTAGTAAATCACATGCTAAGCAAGCTAAAACATTAGAATCTATAAAAATGAAAAACGGTGGCAAAACAGAAAAAAAGAATAAAATTTGTCCAGAAGGTATAGCCTGGGCTAGAAGAACTTTTGATGTGTATCCAAGTGCTTATGCAAATCTAGCCGCATCTAAATATTGTAAAGATCCAAACTATGCAAAAAAAGCTAAAGGCGGCAAAAGAAAAGGTAAGTTTGCAGGCGGCCCAATAAGAGGCCAGGGTGCTGTTATGCCTGATAGATTAAGATAATGGGTGAGTTGCAAAAATGGCTAGACGAAGATTGGGTTAGGATTGGAGCTGACGGTACTATACTGGGATCGTGTGGTAGCAGAAAGGAAGCAGAAGGTAAGCCTAAATGTTTACCACGTAAGAAAGCTGAAGGTATGTCTAAAGAAGCAAGAGCTAAATTAGTAGCTCGTAAAAGAAAAAAAGATCCAAACCCAGATAGAAAAGGTAAGCCAATTATGGTGTCTAATAAATTACAATCAGGTGGGCGTGTAACAATACGTGGTCAAGGAATTGTTATGGCCAATAAATTAAGATAGAATAATATTATGTCAGAAAAAAAGTTTGGTATGAAAGATGGTCCTCAAAATTCTTATGAAGAATTTATGGAAGGTGTTATTGAAAAAAATATGGCAAAACAAAATAGAATAAAAAAAGTTAATGGTGGTTCTATAGCAAAAGGTTGTGGAGCAGTTATGGAACAAAAGAGAAAAGTAACTACATTTAGTTAGGAGATAAATATGCCAAAACAAAAAACAAAAGTTGATCCAAAGTTGCAAGCAAGATTGGATGCTAAAGTAAGACCAGATGAGCCAGTAAAAGAAGATCGTATTTATTTGAATATGCCTAAAAAGAAAACTCCTGCCAAGAAAAAAACAACTGTTAAAAAAACTAAAAAGGGTTAATTATGTTTAAAAGAACTAAAATGTATGCTTTAGGCGGTGGTGTTAAAAATACCAAAAGTATGGCCAAAGGTGGTGCTGCAAAAGGTACTAAATATATGTCTAAAGGCGGTGCTTCAAAGGGTACTAAGTACATGGCTAAAGGTGGTGCGTCAAAAGGAACCAAATATATGGCCAAAGGTGGAGCATCAATGAAAGGCACTAAAGGTATGGCCAAAGGCGGCAAAGTTTAATTTGCACCTTGCATGTCATATTTAATTTCTAACGTACCTCAGTTTAAGTGTTGGGTAAGAAAAGAATTTACAGCCAACCACAGTAATTACCACGGAGAGTATCTACACGCTCTCGTTATAGGTGTTAATACCATCCCAGATAGATCTTTATCGTTTCAAGTTGTTTTTACTGGATGTGAGATAGATAGTGAAGAAGACGCACCAAATATACATGGTGGTGCTATGTGGGCAAGAATGCCAATTCAAGGATTAGTAGCTGATATACCTTTAGAGGAATGGCCAACACCTATGGAGGATCACTTAGCTCAACCTTGGGATTGTTTAAGTCATGATCATTCTGTTGTGGTTTTAGATAGAGTAAGTTCATCACCTTGGCTCTGTAAAATAGGTGGGGAGTTTTATATGGGTAAGTATTTGTTCACAGTAGATTACACAGAAAACTCTATTGCAGATGATCCTGCTCAACATAAGCAATCACATGTGTTATATTTAACAGATGCTGGTGAATATACTGGCAACTTTGTAGCTTTACCAAATAATAGAGTAAGAGCTACAAATCCTGCTTTATGGCGTGTGGGTGAGGGAGCTCCAGACTTTATGCCTTCACAATGGACGCATTCAGCAGAACAACATGAAAGTTATATAGATCCAAACATAACATTTGATAATTTGTATAACCAAGAGGATAATAAATAATGGCATTATCAGGAAGCACAAATTTCGAACCAAACGTAACTGAGTTTATTGAAGAAGCATACGAAAGATGTGGAGCTGAACTAAGAACAGGTTATGATTTAAAAACAGCAATACGTAGTGTAAATCTTATGTTAGCAGAATGGGCTAACAGAGGCCTTAATCAATGGACTATAGAAGAAGCCACACAAACTGTTACAGAAGGCACTACAAGTTATTCCTTAAATTCTAATGTCATAGATATTTTAGATGTGGTTGTACGTAGAACAATAAATCAAACACAAACAGATATAAGCATGAATCGTGTAAGTAGAAGTGAATATATAAATATTCCCAATAAAACTACTAAAGCAAGACCATCTCAATTCTTTTTTGATAAATTAAGCACACCAGCACTTAAAGTGTGGCCAGCACCTGAAAATAGCACTGATGTTTTAGTTTTTAACAAACTTGTGCGTATGGATGATGCAGATAAAGCTACAAATACTATGGATATGCCTTTTAGGTTTTATCCTTGTTTTGTTGCTGGTCTAGCATATTATTTATCGTTGAAAAAAAATCCACAACTTACTCCTCAGCTAAAATCTTTGTACGAAGAAGAGTTCCGTAGAGCAGCTGACCAGGATGAAGATAGAGCTTCATTTAGAGTCAGGCCAGATATAAGGATGAATTAATATGGCATACGCACTTGGTAAATTTGCTAAAGCATTATGTGATAGGTGTGGTTTTGAATATAAATTAAACGAACTTAAAGAAGAATGGAACGGGTTAAAAACTTGTCCAGACTGCTATGAGCCAAAGCATCCACAATTAGAGCCGCTTACAGCTACTGCTGATCCAGAAGCTTTGTATAGACCAAGACCAAATAATGATGTAGAAGAAGGAGAGGGTTTTGTTGTAGTTGTGCAATCAAATAACTTTAAACCTGACTTTTTAAACCCATCAACCTTACCCACCAACTTTACGGTTAGCGAGATGACAGGTGGGGTAGGCGAGGTTACAATAGTTACATGACATTAGCAGAACTAAAAACATTAATACAAAATTATGTAGAAAATACAGAAACTACATTTGTAGCTACATTAGATGATTTTATTAAAAATGCTGAAGAAAGAATATTTGAGCTGATACAGTTTGATTATTTTCGTAAAAACGTAACAGGTACTTTATCAACAGGTAATACCTATCTTACAGCTCCCACAGATTTTCAAATGTCCTTTTCACTAGCCGTAATAGATGGTAATGGTGATTACCATTACTTAGATAAAAAACATACTACATTTATGCGTGAATATGCTGTAGATCCTACAGCAACGACTGAAAGAGCAAGACCTGAATATTACGCAGATTTTGATAAAGATTTATCTACAGCCTCTAATAACGGTTCTACGTTAATTGTAAGCCCAGTTCCAGACCAAGACTATAATGTAGAATTACACTACCTATTTAAACCAAACTCATTAGTAACAGACACAACTGGCACTTGGGTATCGCAAAATGCTAGAAATGCGTTACTATATGGATCATTAGTAGAAGCTAATATATTTTTAAAGGGTGAAAGCGACATGCAACAGCAATACGAGCAACGCTTTTTACTTGAAATTACAAGGCTTAAAAACCTTGCAGAAGCTCGCGGAAGGAGAGATGAGTACCGTTATGATTCTTTGAGAACAACGGTATCTTAAAAAATACATGGAAAAAAT